TGGAGAACTACCATGTCAATAGCTGAACTCATTGCAGCCTTACGCGCTGCCAAAGCCGCTGAAACAGCAGCCAAGAACGACCGTCTCAAAATCGAAGGGCTGATCGAAGCCCAGTTTGCCAAGCCAGCCAATGGCGAAGGCACACACAACGATGAGGAATTTAAGATTAGCTGGAAGCTGACACGCTCAGTAGACACAGCAGCCGTGCAAACCGCATGGGATGCCATCAGCAAGAACGCTCAAAAGGCATTCCGTTGGAAGGCAGAGGTTGACCTTGCCCACCTCCGCGCCTTGCAAGACCTTGACGCAGCCGCCTATGCAGAAGCTGCCGATTACATCACCACCAAACCCGCAAAACCATCCATTGAACTGAAAGACTAATCATGGCATTCGACCTCAAAAGCATTTCCAAAACCAAACGAGTACGCGCCCCCAAGATTGTGTTGGTAGGCCAAGGCAAAATTGGTAAGACTACCTTTGCTGCCATGTCACCCAACGCCATTGGTATCCTGACCGAAGACGGTGCTGACGCTGTTAACGCCAACGCCTTCCCGCTGGCATCCAGCTTGCAAGATGTCTACGCTGCCATCGACACGCTCATTAACCAAGACCACGAGTTCCAGACCCTGTTCTTGGACTCGCTTGATTGGCTTGAGCCGTTGGTGCAAGACTATGTGTGCAAGGCCAACAACTGGAAGAATATCGAAGCACCAGGCTTTGGCAAGGGCTATGTCGCAGCCGCCGAAGAATGGCGCAACCTGCTATCTGGCTTGGAGGTCTTACGCGCTCAAAAGGGCATGGGCATCATCTTGATTGCTCACGACAAGATCAAGCGCATTGAAGACCCGCTGACCGAAGGCTATGACAGCCATGTCCTGAAGCTGCACGACCGCGCCGCAGGGCTGGTGCTTGAGTGGGCTGATGTGGTTGGCTACGCAGGTTACCGCATCTTCACCAGCAAGACAGATGCTGGCTTTGGCAATAAAGAAACCAAGGCCACCACAACAGGAGAGCGCATCCTTCATGTTGAACCTCATCCAGCACATTGCGGTGGTAACCGCTTTGGCCTCACCAATATGCCGCTTGACTGGGCGGCATTCCAAGACGCGCTGACCGCAGCGCAATCTTGATTTTTCAGTCCAACCTTAACTTTTAGGAAAACAAAATGGCTTCTATTAACTTTGACGCATCTACCGTTGCCCCCCAAGCATCATCTGGCCCAGTTCCCGCTGGCACTTACCTTGCACAGTGCATCGACTCCGATGTGCAGCCCTTGAAATCAGGCAATGGCACTGGCCTCAAGCTGACCTTTGAGATCATTGATGGTCAGTACAAGGGTCGCCGTATCTGGGAGAACCTCAACATCCAGCACAGCAACGAAGACACCCAACGCATTGCCCAGTCGCAACTGAGCGCACTGTGCCATGCTGTGAATGTCATCAAGCTGCAAGACACTGCTGCCTTGCACCACAAGCCAGTCACCATCAAGGTGGTGGTGCGTGAGGCCAAAGGCGAGTACCAAGCCAGCAACAACATTAAGGGCTACGAGTCTGCTGGTGGTTCTGTGCCAGCATTCCTTGCACCTGTGGCTGACGCTGCTCCCGCTGCGCCTGTGTCCAAAGCACCAGCTTGGGCTAAGAAGTAATTATGGCAGCACTACCCGCTGCGGTGGTAGACCCTGTGACCGATGCCATCTTTGCCCATTACAAGGCAAAGTACGGTGTTGAGTCACAGCGTCCATACCTTGGGGCATCTGCCATTGGCAAGCCCTGTCTGCGCCAGCACTGGTACTCATTCCGCTGGTCTAAGCCTGCGGAGTTCCCAGGCCGCTTATACCGAGTCTTCCAGACTGGACACTTGCAAGAGCCAAGGGTCTATGCCGACCTGCGTGCCATCGGTTGTACCGTGTTTGACATCAACCCCAACACTGGCAAGCAGTTTGGGTGGTCCGAGCCTGAGACTGGACACCACTTTCAAGGCAACTGTGATGGCATCGTGACTGGCTTACCCCAAGCACCGAAGTCGCCACACATCTTGGAAATCAAGACCTCGTCTGACAAATACTACAAGGAAATGCAGAAATCAGGCGTAAAGCAGTCCAAGCCCGAACACTATGCGCAGATGCAATCATATATGCACTGGTCTATTGCAGAGTTTGGTGACGATGGATGCCGCCGAGCAATCTACATTGTGGTCAACAAGGACAACGATGACATTTACACCGAGCGCATTGACTATGACGCAGCCGAGGCCAAAGACATCGTCAACAAGGCACTGGCAATCATCACGGCATCCGAGCCGCCTGTGGGGATCAGCACCGACCCATCGTGGTACGAGTGCAAGTTCTGTGACTACCACAGCATCTGCCACGGTAGTGATGTCCCAGCCCCAACTTGCCGATCATGCGCCCACGCCACACCTGAGATGGATGGCAAGGCACGCTGGAGTTGTGCAGCCCATGAGAAAGACCTGCCAGTAATGAAGCAGCGCACTGGGTGTAACTCCCACCGCTACATTCCGATATTGCTTGCCAAGACAGCGCACCCCGTTGACATGGTTGGTGACGCAGTGGTGTACCAAATGGGCGAAAAGCAGTTTGTCAACGGTGACCCTGCGGTTGATGTGGCACACCTTGCCAGCGCTGAGATACACGCTTGCAAAGACAAGGCCGCGCTGGTGAATGAGTTTGTGACTGACCTACGCAAGGAATGGAAGGGCAAGTTTGTATGATCTTGCGTGACTATCAGTCCCGCGCAGTCACCGACCTATTTGACTGGTGGACAAAGCACCAAAGCAACGCCGACATCCCGCTGCTGGTGCTTCCGACCGCCGCAGGTAAGTCGGTGATCTGTGCCGAGATTGTGCGCCAAATGTGGGATCAGTGGCCTGACTACCACCCCCGCACGGTGGTGCTTGTGCCATCTAAAGAGTTGGCAGAGCAAAACGCTGCCAAGCTGCAAGCCCTGCTGCCTGACCGCATTCATGTGGGGTTTGTCAGCGCAAGCCTGGGCAAGAAGCAGCACCACGCCGATGTGATTGTCGCCACCATTGGCAGCATCCACAAAAGCGCCCACCTGTTGGGTGACATCAAGTGCGTCATCATTGACGAGGCGCACTTGGTAGACACCAAAGCACAGGGGATGTACCGCAGCTTTTTGTCCAAGTTGGGCGAGATTTGCCACTTTCGTACTGTGGGCATGACCGCCACGCCGTTTAGGGGAAATCAGGTTTGGCTGACTGACGGTGACGATCCGCTGTTTACTGGGATTGCCAGCCGAGTGTCAATGCGTGAACTGCTTGATGCCAAATTTATCGCCCCCCTCGTACCGCCAGCCGCCCCAATGCACATCCGCATTGATGCGAGTTCAGTCGGCATCTCCAATGGGGACTACAAGGTTGGTGAGTTGTCAGATGTGGTCGAAAAATACTTGTCACAGGTAGCCGTGGAAGCCACCAAACTGGCATCTGACCGCCTTAAATGGATAGCCTTTACACCTAGTGTCAAAAACGCCGAAAGCCTCTCAGACCGCCTCAATTCGTTGGGTGTTTTAAGTGAGGTGGTGTGCGGTGAAACGCCGCCCAAAGAACGCGCCGACCTAATCCGAGACTTTAAGACTGGCGACATCCGCTGCCTTGTGACCGTCTTGGCCTTGTCGGTGGGTTTTGATGTGCCTGATGTGGATTGCATCCTGTGGTGCAGGCCAACCAAGTCGCCAGTGTTGTATGTCCAAGGCATGGGTCGAGGGACTCGCATTGCTGACGGCAAAGATGACTGCTTGGTGCTTGACTTCACCGACACGGTGGAACGCTTGGGGCCAGTAGACACGATTAAAGGGCGAGCCAAGCGCACGGGTGGGCCGCAAGAAGCCCCATTTTGCGTTTGCCCTGATTGCGGAGAGCGCAACCTAGCATCGGCACTGGTCTGCACCGCCTGTGGCGCAATCATCAGAGAGCCAGTCGCTGAAGTCAAAGATGTGAAGGTGTCCTACGCCGCGCTGTTGTCTGCCCAGTCAGCCGAATTGATTTGGCACGATGTCAGTCGGGTGGACTACAAGCTGCACCGCAAAGAAGGCAAGCCTGACAGCATGAGGGTGGACTACTACGATGGCCTGTTGCGCTGCGCCAGCGAGTGGGTGTGCTTTAACCACATGGGTTATGCCAGGCAAAAGGCAGAGAACTGGTGGTTTGCACGCGAGAGAGGCTACCACCCACGGGGTGTGGATGAAGTGTTGGAATGGTTGGAAACCAACACAATCAGACAGCCAGCCAAGATTGCAACACGCCGAAACGGAAAATTTACAGAGGTAAAAGAATATGAATTTGATCGAATTGAACGCCATCAAGACACACTTGAAGCAGCAGCTAACGCAGCTTGACAAAATACAAGTCAATTGCCAAACCTGTACAAAATTACAGTCAGGGGTATGCCAAGAATTTACAGCCAAGCCACCGAAAGAGTGGCTGACGGGCATGGTTGACTGCAATGTGTGGGAGTGGGACTCTATCCCCTTCTAGCGGTATGCTAGAATTTATACTCAATCAACGAAGGAGCATAACCATGACAACCGAGTTTAGAACCATGACAACCGAGTTTAAGGATGACTTATTAGCCGATGAGCAAAGCCCCACCGTATTCGAGATGATGTGGGACAGTGCCATGACGTTTTTTAAGTGCGTTGGCGTGTTTGCGTTTATCTGCTTTGCCATTGGCTACTTTAGTGACACCAAAGCGCAAACCAAGCAGTGCGAACCCAGTAAAACAGTTTTAGCAAGGAGCATATTCAAATGAACAATAAAACAGACCCGCAAGCGGCATTTCCCGATGAATACCAAAATGGCATGACCCTGCGTGATTACTTTGCAGCCAAGGCTATGACATGGTTTCTTACCGCATTAGAAAATGAAGCCATAGTAGAAGACCGTGCTTTACTGCGCCAGTTTGCAGCAGAATCGGCATATCGAATGGCTGACGCAATGATGAAAGCGAGGGAAGCATGAACCAAGAACTAATCGACATGGCTAGAAAAGCAGGCATGGCTGGTTTTGATGGTGTTGTACACGCTGCGTTTCAACTTGAACACTTTGCCGCCCTAGTAGCGGCAGCCGAGCGTGAGGCGTGTGCAAAGGTGTGTGAAGATTTATTTGACCCTCGATGGCGAAGTGAGCATAACGCAGCATCCCAATGTGCCGAAGCAATCAGAGCAAGAGGAGAAACAAAATGAACCACTTAAAGAACACATGGGAATGGTTGAAAGACCACTACACAATGCCGACACCGCTGGAGATGATTAGCCATGAGTTAGTTGACGCACAGCGTAGCAAGTTGCGCCACGAGAGCGCACAGGAGTATCACGCAGCCATTGTTGCCTATAACGCAGCACGGATTAAGCGCCTTGAGGCACGGCTTGCCAAGCAGGAGGTGGTGGAATGAAAGATGCGTTTTATAACTGGAGGCCAAAAACAGACGAAGACGATGACATCCAAGTTTATCAACGCCCTTGGGTAGGGCTGACGATTGAAGAAATAGCGGCTTGCTGCATGGAATCTACAACAACACAGTTTGAGTTTGCCCAAGCCATTGAAGCCAAACTCAAGGAGAAGAACACATGAGCAAACTCAAAACAGCAACCATCCCTGACCACCACAAGGTACAGGCAAAGGCTACGCTCAACGAAGCGATTGATGAAGAGCCTGACACCGTAATTGTTCTGTGCTTTTGGAAAGACCGAGGGCAGTTCAAGATTAAGACAAGCACGTCATCAGACCGACTTATGATTATCGGCGCATTAGAAGAAGCCAAACTTAAATTTCAGATGGATGGATATGTATGAATCAAAAACTTTCAACAGCAGACTATGAGGCATGGTTGGCAAGTCCACTGACCAAAGCCCTCAAGCAGTCACACCAAGACGAGGTAGACGCAATCGTCAAAGACTCTGACAGGGCGTTTGATCTGCTACGCCGAGCAGAAACGGAGATGCGCTACGCAGGATGGACAAAGTACGAGGCTGACAACAGCGCAAGAAATGGCGTGTATGAACAGATTAAACATTTTCTGGAGAAACCACAATGATTCTGAAATCACAATCTATGCGCTTTGTCATGGCAACCATGATGGATGTTGAACATGAATGGCAAACCAGCAAGTGGATAAGGATACAAAATGACCATTAAATTAGTAGTTAACTTTTGCGAAACGCCTAAAACAACCCATGAAATTGAAGAAGCTGGCATCTCGCGCCATGCCATTTACAACGCCGTGCGTAAAAACCAACTGGTGAACCTGCGACCAGGTCGCAAGGGCTACACCGAGTGTGGGCTGTTTGTGGCTACCGAATCAAAGAACAAGCAGCAGAACAACAATGATGGCCTGTTGGCACTGCAAAATGCCTGGAGGTAATGTGAGCGACTTACCTAACTTTGCGGCATGGTCACACGAGAACCTTGCCCAGTTCTCCATTGATGCCTACCGCAAGATGCAGCAGCA